GCCTGTGTATGCAGAGTAGATTGCTTCATGATCTAATGCCATTGTTTTAAAAAAAATAATTGTTTGTTTGTTAAGCTGCTACTTCCATAGCTTGAATCCAAGAAGCTCCTCTTGTATAATCATTATTGTCTGTGTCCTGAGAGCTTCTATTTATATACAAAGTTCTAGTACTACCACTTGAATTAAAATATGCGGCTCGATATATTAATGTGTCTGTACTTCCAGCAGTATCTAAAAAATTAAAACCTACGTTAAACATTGAGTAAACATTATCCATGTTAGTTCCAGATATGGACAAATACCTACTACCATCTGCTGCACCATTAGCTGCTGTTAAATTTGCAAAAGATCCTGACCCAGTTTTTTTCTGTAAAGTCATTGCCCAATTATTAATATTAGCACTTGCACTTCCACTAATTGTGGCTATTACTAAAATTTTACTTGAAGCACTTGAAGGTGTTATAGAAACTTGGATACCTGTATCTTGAGTTGCTTTTGATGCCACACTTGCGGAAGAAGCAACATTCGATCCACCCTGCACAACTTGAAGAATTTTACCAGCAGTGGTTGTTGTAGCTATCGTACCGTTTGCATCTGGCAAAGTTAAGACTCTATTCGCACCACCAGATGTTGATGCTGGAGCCTGTAAGGATACTGACCCAGAGGTAGATCCGACTAATTTTACTGTCATGCTGCCACCTCCATTACAGTTATTGTTGAAATACCAGTAGCGGTATAGGTTGAAGAGCCTGATGTATTTGTTGTTGTTGGGACGTTTATTGAAAGAGTTCTACTATCATAACAGCTTGCTTGTACCTTATAAGTTGTAGCAGAAGTCGTATTTGGTGAATCTAAAAAATCAAATCCAGTACTCTCTAATCTATAAGCATTATCATGTGATAAAGGGCCAGATGTTGAATCTCTAGAACTACCTCCCAAAGAAGCAGATCCAGTAGGTACTCCGATATGTGTTGAACCTCTAAGTAAATTAAAAGCAACAGCGTTACTTGCTGTACCACCAGCTAATAGTCTGACTTGTACTAATATTTTGTTTGATGCTGATGCTGGTGTGATGCTTACAGACATTCCAGTGATATCTACAAAAGTGTAACTTGTTGTAGTGAACTGATCTGTTTTTGGAGTTTGTTTTACTTGAAGAATCGTACCTGTACTTATACCAGATAAACTGCTTCCACTAAAAGTTGTTGCGGTTACTAGACCGCTTGTTCCATTTATTGTTACTGGCATTATATTATTACCCAAGTTTCGCCAGAACCTACAGTGACTGTAGCTCCTGAGTTTACTGTGATAGGACCAAACGTACCAGCATTCATATTATTAGAAATAGTATAGCTAGTAGTTATTGTTGTCCCATTCTCCCAAAAAATCTTATCCGACCCACCACCTGTTGCACCAGCACTACCTTCAGCCCATGTAAGACCTCCGGCTGCACTGGATTTTGCAGTTAGTACATAATCATTTGTAGGAGTATTATCTATATTTAAATCGGCTTCTTTGATGGTACTGTCTTTAACACCATCTCCACCTGTTATTTTTGTTAGTGCCATTATGCTGCTATCTCCATAATTGTTATTGATGAAGCCAGAGTACCACCACGTGTACTAGCCGCACTTCTGCCATTAAAAGTAACAGTCCCAGAGTTATTATTTCCAGTTCTTACTCTAAATGTCAGTTCAGAAGTTGATCCAGCAGTCATTTTATGAGTAAAATTATGAACTTTTGGATAATTTGCTGATCCAAATGTATGACTAAATGTACACGCTATAGCATCAGTTGTTGTTCCTAAAAATAAAGCAGTTGTAGGCAAACCATTAGCACTTGATGATAGATGGCAGACAACATTTATTAAAAGTATATTTGATGCGTTTGTTGGAGTTATAGTTCTAGTCATAACTTCAAATCCTTCAGTAATTTGAGGAATTGTGTCATCATTAGGTATTGTTGTTGTACTTGTTGACATAGCACCAGTTTGAGTATTAACAACTTGAAGAAGTTTACCAGCATCTGACAAGTTAGATATAGTTGTACTTCCGTCAGCAGCTAAAACAATATTGTTAGAACCAGAGGAAGCATGTTTTAAATTTGTTGCGTTTAAAGTTGCCATTATGCTCCTATCTCCTGTACGATTATATTAGAACTTGTCATAACGGAATAACTACCATCTGCAAAACCTTGAGGTCTATTTAGATACATAGCTGTACTATGATAAGGATTATTCCATCTCCATTTATAAGTAACTTGACTTGTTGTATTTGGAGAATCTAAATAAGAAATAGTAAAAGGTCTTAAGTCATAATCATTATTAGCGTTGGTAAGACCACCAAAAGTAGCTCTAGTTCTGTTTGAACTTGCGTCACCTATAGAAAGATTTGTACTATCTCTCATCAAATACAAAGCAAAACTGTACCCACCCGTATAAGCACAAATTTGTACTGTTGACGTAACTAGAATTTTACTAGAAGTAGCAGATGGTGTGATATTAACAGTCATACCTGATATATCTTGTATAGTAGATCCAGCACTATGAGAAGTAGTGTCTGTTTTTTCTACCATTATTGTTTGAAGAACTTTACCAGCAGTTGCAGTTGTAGCTAACGTGCTGCTGCCAGTTCCGGGTACAGTCAGTTCAATAGCTGCATTACCAGTTGTACTAGATGGTCCTTTTAAGGAGACTGTGCCTCCACCGCCGTCTGCGGTTAATTTTAATTGGCTCATGCTGCTATTTCCATTAATGTTAATGATGTTGGAAAAGTTCCTCTCGTATCAGCATTTGTTTGCTGTACATCAGTGCCTAAGTAAATTGAGTTATTTGTATATCCTGTTTTCCATTGAAACTTATAAGTATGTGAACCAGCACCACTAGGTGTATCTAAGTAATTCATAGTACTATGTTGCATATCATAACTATTAGAGTTAGTAAATCCACCAAAGCTAGCTTGAGTTCTACTACCTGATGTATCTCCAAGATAAGGATAAACAGTAGAACCATTAACATCTACTCTTACTAATCTAAAATACCCACTGTAACCTCCATTTGGACTCCAATGGCAATCAAAAGTAACTAAAACTTTACTACCAGCAGATATTGTAATGGCTTGTGAAATTCCAGAAATATCTGTATAAGTTGTATTGTTTGTTATAGATGTTGTATCAGTTTTAACTAATTGTACAACTTGTAAAATTTTACCTCCAACTCCACTTGCAAAATCGGCACTTTGTATACATCCGTCTGGTAAACCACCAGCAGATATACCGGATACTGTGCCAGACCCGTTTAATGTAATAGGCATTATACTATTGTCCAGTTTTCTCCAGTACCAATCGTCACAGCAATACCACTATTGATAGTCACTGGACCAGCACTCATGGCGTTTGTATTATTAGTAATGGTGTAATTAGTCGTTACGGTTTGACCATTTTCATAGAAGATTTTGTCAGTTCCTCCACCTGTTGCTCCAGCTTCTGCTACAACCCACTCCATACCATTAGCTGTGTAGCCAAGTACTTTGTCAGTTCCAGAAGGAGCTGCATGTATATCTAATTTTGTTTCTGTTATACTATCGTCTGCTAACTTACTACCAGCTATAGCTGCTGAAGCGTTTATAGCTGCATTTAAAATAGCTCCATCGTCAATCTTAGCAGCAGTAACAGAATCGTCAGCCGGTACACTAAGATTTACTGCGTTTCCGAGGGTAAGAATAAAGAAGTCAGAACCACTAGCAGGGGCAGCGGCAAATATAATATCGTTACCATCAATAGCAAATCCTTCGCTTGGACTGGTTCCACTATTAGGTTTTTGAATGACTCCATTGACACTAACAATATGAGCTTGTGCATTTGTTCCAGCATTAGATAATGTAAATCTTGTAGCAGAACCATTAAAGGTTGCACTACCACCACCTGAGCCACTAGAGCTAGACAGTGTGTTTATTTGTATGTTGTAAGAACTAGCCGGTAAGTTAGTTAAATTTGCACCACTAACTGCCGGTAAAGTTGCAGGGAATCTTGCATCAGGAATAGTACCAGATGTTAAATTAGCAGCACTAAGAGCTGTTAAATCTACAGCAGCCCAGCTAAGGTTTCCATTAGTATCAGTTTTTAAGAATTGACCATTAACTATATTGTTAGGCAAAGTTAATGTATAACTTGCACCGGCACTATGAGCTGGTCCTTTTAGGGTTACACCATGACTGTTGTTTTCACAGTTAAGTTGTATTGATCCAGCATTAGTATTACCTTTGACTTCTACTTTTCCTGTACCATCAGGAGTTAATTTGATATTACCGTTTGTTGTACTTGTAGTGATCTCACTTGCTTGTACATCTAAGTTACCACCAAGTTGAGGTGTAGTATCATCTACAACATCAGAAGTCGCTGCACTTACAGTAACAAACTCAACTGCATTACCAGCAGAGTTTACTTTTAATGTTTTACCAGCAGCACTTCCAAAGTTAGCTGGTGTGTCAGATAGTCCTGTAAATGTAGAACTACCTCCACCACCTCCACCACCACCGTCATCGGCAATGATAAATTTAGAAGTTGAAGAATCATACTTTAATATCTTATCGTTAGCTATACCAGAAAGGTTTACATCTGATAAAGCACTAAGCGTACCAAGGCTATTAAGTTTAGTATGATCTGCATCTGTAAATACGTTACTGTCTGTTGCATTTTCTACAGCAGTTCTTATTTCAGCATCAGTTTGATCTGCTGTAGCTGCTGTTTCTATATTATTTAATTTAGTATGATCTGCATCTGTAAACACATTACTGTCACTAGCAGATTCAACTAATGTTCTTATTTCTGATGCTGTCTGGTCTGCTGTTGCTCCAGTCTCTATTCCAGCTAACTTTGTAAAATTAGCAGAAGACATACTACCAGCTACTGAGCCAGAAGAAGTTTGTAGTTTTGATCCATCTATAGCTGCACTAGCATTTATGTCGGCATTAACTATAGTCCCATCTTTTATTTTAGCTGAAGTTACAGAGCCATCTTCTATATCGTAAGTTTGTATTAATTGATCTTGTTCTTCTTTTAATGCTCTAAGAACTTGTTGTTGATTATTATTTAGGTCATCTGCTTTAACAGAAGATCCAGCTGAATATGTAGCTCGACCTTCTACCGCAGTATTTCCATTGTTCATTACGTCGGTTTGACGTATTATGCGTATGACGCTAGGACTAGCGGGGGCTGTAAGGCTGCCTGTTGTATTCCAAGTTACTGTACCACCTGTAGTAGTATAGTTTGGTATAGTGTAGTCATTTTGACTAGAGCCTCCATTTGTACTTTCCACTCCATCAACATATACCTTTATCTCATCGGATGAAAATGTAGTAATAGTAAATGGAATGTTCGATCCGTTCGCTGTCTGTTGGTGGAAGGATTGTTGTGACATTATTTATATATGTTGAGGAGTGCTGTTTGATTCTGTTTAGCTTTTTGTAATTGTTTCTGTGCTCGTTGTTCAAGTACTAGATCTCTAAGAGCTCCTTCTGAACTAATCGTACGCCATGCTGTCTTACGTGCTTTATCAAACAATCTTTTAAGTATTATATTATGGTAGTAGTCTCTTGCGTTATACTGTCCACGTTTGCCTGCTCGTATATCAGCATACATTTGTTTTATAGAGTCTTGTATTCTAGGATCTTGTGCTAGTTTATCAAGCTGTCTCTCTAAGTTTTGTACACCAATAGCTTGTTGAAACTCTGATCTAACTCTAGGTAAGTCAGTTAAGTTTGTACCATCAGGAGCATAGTAAGTAGATAAACGTAAGTCATATCCACTTTCAAATAACATGTTTCTACCGGGACTTTGATCTAAGTTAAGACTTATAGGACTTACGGCATTAAATGCACGAGTCATAAAATCCCAGTCCTTGATAGGCTTACCATTTAACATATCATATTTAATAGGTAATGGAGCACCATCTTCTAAGTTAGCAGCAAGTTGTTCTGTAATTAAGTTACGGTTACGTACCGACTGATCTATACCAGACCCAATCTCACGCATGTAAGGTGTAAATAATTTACCTAGCTCATTACGTAAACCAGATAGAGGAACTACGTTGTTACCCAATCCAGCTATAATTCTATCAAATTGTCCGGGTCTACCACCAAATAAATCTACAAAAGATTGCATACCAGCTAGATATGATTTACTTGTTACAGCCTGTGCTACAACAAGAGATATTTTCTGTAGTTGTGATTCAGTCCACTCTTCACCCATAAGTTCACTTGCGTCACCTACGTCAGCTATAGTAGACATAATAAGGTTGAATGGTTCAAATGAGTCGTAACCAACACGTACAGCACCTAGCTTTATTGTTCTTGGTTCCCACTTACCATCTAACCACATTTGTCTCTTCTGTCTATCAACAGGTCCGTTACCGTTTAGATCACCACGCATGTATGCTTGTCCAGCCATGAATACTAGACTTGATCCGATGGCTAATCTACCTGTTTGTAAAGATTTTGCGTTAGCTAATTCTTGTGGATTAGTGATACCATACTTACCTACTTCACCTAGATCGCTAGGTTTAGCAAGTGCTATATCGTTAAACTCTTTTACTAAGAAGTTAAAACCCGGTGTATACTTCCCCGTTAAAGCAAGTCCGTTTACTCCAGTTCTAGCAAATAGAAAAAATGGTTTAGCTAAAGGTGTAGCTGTAAATACATCGTTAAGACCTTTTGCAAAGCCAGTTAACTCTTGTGTAAGTGTAACTTCTTTACGTGCAAACTTTGTAGCTTCATCAACGATGTTACCTTGTGAGTCAAAAATCTGTGCATAGAAGTCATCTTCATATGCTTTCATTAACTCTTTAGTTATTTTAGGTGTACGTATACCGTTGTCTTGTAACTCAAGAACTCTACGCATAGCTTTTTCACGCATCTTTGCACGACCCATAATGTAACCAAATGCGTCGTCAGTTGCAGCCATAAGCTTAGTCGAGTATGTTAACATGTTACTGTTGTTCATCTGACGTGCCATGTTAGCTATACGAAATGCAGCCTTATCAGCTTCATTAGCTCTACCACTATCTTCAGCCCATCTACGTAGTATTTCCCAGTTTTCGTCACCTTTGCTATATTCAGAAAATCTAGTTTTTATTGTAGCTATATCACCTTTCCAATACGCATTTAACTTTTCTCTAAATAATGTAAAAGACTCAGGTATTGCTTCTAGCATACCGTTAACGGATGCAAGGCTAGCTCGTACTGTTGCTGAATCACCAGTAAAAGGTAATCTAGCTACAGCTCCGATTGCAGTTGCAAGCGGTCTTAAAAATGTTGCAGTAGATGTACCCATGATAGCCCGAACTGGTGTCTTAGGTCCACTTAATATACTGTGTGACATAACACCTTCAAGTTCTCTTATCATAATACCTGTACGACTTACACCACCACTTTCTAGTCGGCCACCTTTTAAAATAGTACGAGCCCATCTATCAAAGTCATCAAGTGTATTTACATCTTTCATCATAGAAAATGCTTCATACATAGCTTTTAATAGCTCTGGATCATCGTCTGATATTTTTAATATAGTCTGTATAGAATCTTTAGAGTTTTGTATTTCTTTTTGTAAGACTTCTTCCATTGCCTGTTTACGAACTTTACCAGCTCCTAGTTCTCTGAATGAGTCAGATTTAACTAATCTTGCTTTCTTTGTTTCGTATAATGCAGTAAGCATTGTATCAACAATCTGTTTACTTGGACCATCTACAGCATTTAAGTCTACTAAATCACCAATTTCTCTACCAGCAATACCAGTATCTTGTAATTGTCTGACTAGAGACCCTACCATTAGATCACCTACAACTACATTTTTAGAAGTCCATACATCTATACCATCAATAGTATCAGGTCTAGCTTCTAAGAGTTCTTTTAAATATTGTGATGCTGGCATATCTGCGGCATTTCTACCGTTTGTCATTTGTTGGTATGCCATGACATGCTCTTCCCATTTTGCAGCAAGTTTCTTTCGATCCTTACCAACAGCATCAAACTCTGCTTTAAACTTGTTACTACTCATTAAACCTTGTAGAATACGCTCTACAGTTTCTTCATTAGTACCACCCTCTCTAGCTACACGTTCACGTTCTATAGGTGTAGTTACAGAACCAGTTGATCCATCTTGTGATCCCCAGTCGTTACGTGTTTTTAATAACTGTTGACGTGCTACTTCGGGTTCTACTTCTGATACATGTGCTCCTTGGTGTGGTTCAGCTAGAGGTCTGTTTTTATCAGCTCTGAACTCAGCATCACCTTTACGGAGTTGTGCAATACCAGCTTTTATAGTCTGGTCATCTAAACTTTTGTTTCTAGCTGTAATCTGATCTACAGCTTTTTTACCACCTTTTCCGATTGCGTAAGCTACACCGTCAAAAAATAGACCTATGCCCATTCCTTCTACGATGTTTTTTACTTTCATCATGACAGGGTGGTCTGTGTCTTTAGTTGATAGAGGTGTATCTACCCATCCATATCTATCTCGTAACGCACCTAATGCGTTTTCTTCATCTGATTCTTTGGATATAAGATCAGATACAGCTCCAACAGCTGCTCCTCGTGCCAATGTACTACCAGCTAATGCTGTTAGTCCAGCTGGAATAGTTACAATACCAGTAGCTGCTACAGCCTTAGCTGCTGCAACTGTGCCTACGGCCATACTACCGAAATGTACTAAAGCTCTTAGTTGTCTTCCCCACCATGTTTTAGTTTCGATAGGGTTATCGTAAGAGTTAAAGGGTGTAAACTCTGGTTGGTAAAACCCTTTCTCTTCTTTTTCCCGTTGCATTTCTCCTGAGAGTGCATCTGCTGTACGCTCAGGAAATGTTGCTAATGATGATGCGGTATCTTGTAATCCACCAGACAGAATAGACTGCCCTTCTTTTATGAGTGCCTTAGCACCCCAAGTTTCGGCGTTACGTGGATCAGCTTGTTCAGATACAGCTTGCTGCTCTTCTTGTACGACTTCTTGCTCTTGTAATTGTTTAGATTTGCGTCTCTGTTCGTATTCGTCAATCGCTTCTCTAGACTTGTTTACCGCTATGTCAATCGCATCACCATCAATGTTAACGCCGTCACCTGTATAGGAGTTACTCATCGTCGTGTTCGTTTTTTCTTAGGTTGTTTTTTACTTTCTTTTTCTATGTCTTCTAGAATAATATTTGCAATTTGTGGAGCTAAGTTTTGTAGCTGTGACATTTTATATATAGCTAATCTAGGAAATATTTCGTTTAGAGCTTCTAATTCGTCTGGACTAAAGTGTGTAAGATCAGTTGAAAACTTACCACCTTCTACTTTCATGCCACGTATAGATTGCATTTTATTTAATTTAAAACGTATGACTTCAAACGCCAGATAATCCTGATAATTCTCGTCAAACTTTTTAGTTTCAAATTTACTATCAGGTAATATATCAAGAGTTTTTAAAAGGGCTCCATCATTATAATCAAAGACCTCTACAAAATCTGCACCTGTTATACCATATTTACCGATGATCATGTTTGGATGAGCCTTAGCTGCCTTATACACATCTTTTACATCTCTTTCTTGTATGCTAGTACGTTTAGTTCTACCTTGTGCAAGACCGAAATTTCCATCCTTGTAAAAGTCATATCCTTTCAATCCTTTATAACCTTTAGTAGCATTTTTATCTTCCATAGCATCTAGTACTTGTTTAGATAATAACTCTCCATCTTCACCAGTCTGAGTCATCACAGTTAAGTCACCGTGTAATCCATTCTTTTTTCGATAATTAAATAGATCTGGTTCTAAAAATTCTTTATCTTTAGGTATGTATAAACCTTTTACTGGGTCATCAACGATAGCTCCTGTAGCTTCTAATCGTTTCATCATAAATTCTTCTGGACGTAGAAATTTACCATCAGTATCTTTAACTTGAAATTCGCTAAACCACTGTATAACTTCTGGGTATAAAACTCCACCGCTGCGTACATGTGCTAACGATTTTTCTAACCATACTGCTTCACCTTTATGTGTAGTTTGACTATCAATTAAACCGGCATCTTTTAAATATGCTGCTGCCATATCATTTTTTTGATATGCTAATACAGCTGAAGTATCTGTAACAAATGTGTCAAACTCACCATTAGCAAGTCGATCTGCTAGTGATTGAACTTCATTTAATATAAATGACTCAGGTGACAATCCTTTATCTATATGTATTTTAAAGTCACTGTCAACACCACCGGCTCCTGTTGCAAGAGATCCTCTTAGTTCTTGATCTAAACGATCTACTAAAAACATATCTTGTGCAGTTAGTTCATAAACTTGTTTACCTAAATGCTCTGCTGCCATCTTTGTAAGTTTAGATTTTTGATCGTTAAGGTTCTTAGCATTTTTTATTAATTGCTGTACACCTTCGTCACCTACAAAATCAAGACGAGTCATAGCATCTTTTAACCATTTAGGTAGATCACCTTTTAATCTGTGACCTCTTTTAAAGGCTATAGGGTCGCCTGTAAACTCAGAGTAGAGTTTAAATATTTCAGTACGTGTAGGGTTTCTATCTAAATCTAACAGCTTATCATATTTATCTCTATAAATATTACGGGCATCGCTTATAGTGCTTTTAGTTTCAGTTTCAATGTCATCTTGTTTAGCACTAATAGCATCGTCTATAAGTTTTATATTAGCTGATTCTTCTAAAAATTGTTTACTACCCGGTTTAAGTGAACCTACATAATCTCTATAACTTTCAAAATCAGTTTTAGTTGTAGCATCCGTGTAAGGTAACTGATCGAGGTAAGCTAAAGCTTGCTCAATAGTAAGCAAGTTATTCTCAACTGCCTCTGCAACTAAAGTAGCAGCATAAGATTTAGCTTTTGTCATGTCTCCATTAAAAAAAGCTACAGCTATATGTCTAATGCTACCAGTTTTAGTGTTGGTAAATATTGTAAGATCTTGACCCTGATAGTCTAAATCTAATATTGATTTAACCTTACCTAAAAAACCACTGTCAACTTTTTCTTTAGTGTCTGCTTTACGGTTAGTAGCTATAGTTCTTCTAATTTCATATGCTCTCGCATCATTATATTTAGTAATTAGCGGATCTATAATTTGAAGAAACTGTTTATCATATCTTCTACCAGTAATATCAATACCAGCTTTTAAGGCATCTACGTGTATTTTATTATACACCATCTGTGTAGCCTTAGCTCGCATTTCCGCAGCTTCAATCTCATTAGTCATGTTGTCATGACCTAGAGCACCTAAAACTGCGTCTATTGCACCTTCAATCCTACTATCTTTTGTGTAGCGTTCTAAAAAAGTTTTCTTGTCTTCGTCAGGATCTAGCTGAAAATTAAGATCTGCTAATGCTTCTTGTACTGCTGGATTGTTAGGGTTATCTGCACCAAACTCTTGTTGTAAATAAAGGTTATTGTACGTGTCCTCGTTGTCAAGACCGTGATCAGAGATAGCTTGTCTAGCATCTCTGTCATCACCGTACTTAATTTTATTCTGCTCGTCTGTTTTTCTTTGAGCTTGTATAGCTTGTATTATAGGGGCGGCTGTACCAGCTATATTAGCTAAAGCTGTCATGTTCTTGTCAAAAGCTCGTGCTTTTAACTCTTCAATCTTGACCATGTCATCATAGAACGCTTTAGTATCTTTGATGTTTTCGTCAATCTGTGCATTGACAGCCTTGGTCATATCAGCTTCAGTTTCTAAATAATTAGTTTCACTGATATTAGGAAGTTGGTCTCTAGGTGTACCTATTACGTTACCGAAACCTTGGTTAAATGATGATGTCATAGTTTAAAAGAATGGTGCTACAATACCGACACCTTGACTTATCATATCTAATGCACCGCCGAATGTATCTCTAGGAGGCATCATAACTGCTGCTCCATATGAAGCTGGTACGCCTAACTGTTCTCTAGCTTTCGCATTTTTATTTAAGAACTTACGTTGAGCACCTTGTTGAGCGTATGCCAAGTTTCGACCAAACGTATTGTCCATGACGCTATCTACCTTAGCTCTGGTATTCAGATACTGTAACGTAGCATTACGTCCGGCAGTTCTTGATCGGCCACCTTGCAATGACTTAGCCCTAAGTTTAGATTGGTATAGTTTAGATGCTGCTTGTTGTACAGCTTGTCTTCCTTTACCAGCTGTGTATAAGGCTTTAACTCTAGCATCAGATGTATCACGACTATAACCTATAATATTTCTGTTTTTAGCTCTTGATAAACTAACTTCTTTGTTAAAGAATTGTAGCTTTTTCTGAGCGAAAATAGCATCCTTTTCTCTTTTTCTTTGTTCCGCAGCTCTTCTTTCCCCTGCGTTTCTATCTCTGCACACGGCAAAACTCTATAAATGGGATATTATTTGGTCCATGTTTTAACTTGCGTAAAAACTTAAACCCAAGAAACTTCAGTAATTTAAGATGTACTGTGTTTCGACTGTCAGCGATATTCCAAAGTAGAGGTTCTGGTCGGTTATCGACATACCGTTTAGCCTCTCTTGCAAATAACACCGGTTTTTCATGAATGACTGGAGTGCATAGCATCCAAATTATTCCGTTTTTTCCATCAGGTTCTACACCCGCCATTCCGGCAATCTTGCCGCTAGGTGACGTAAAATACACGCCAGATGGGTTTTTAGCCATCAAGGGTAGATATAACTCTGGTGTAGTTCCATAGCCCTCTGAGAGCTCTCTGTAGTCCTCTGGGCGTAAGTTAGAGGCCACGTCTACAGCAGCCTCTAAAGTTATAGGGTGTATATATTTACTCATTTATTTTTTTATATACTGGCTCTAGCTTTTCTAGCGTATCTGCCATCCAAGGTTCCCAAGGCATTTGCTTCATGCCTCTTTCGACATATCTTTCATAATGTCTGTTGGTTTTCATTCTCCAATAAAAGTATCTAAGTTCTTTTTCTGTTAGTTGTATGTTATACACGGCGGTAATATTTAGGTGAATAGTCTCCTTCCCAAGACATTGAACGTAGCGTGGCTGGGGATGGGTGTGCGGATTTTAATGTAATTTCAACATTTGTGTTTCGTTCATAAACAGGTATTGTTTTAATAAACTCTTCTAGGTATGGTGCGTCAGCCACATCATACTCATCTAACTCTGTAGATTCATATACTTCAGTATAGTCATTTTTACCAACTCTTTCTAACGTAGTTTCATATAAACCAACTTTACCGAAGTGTAGTTTTATTCTATGTACAACTAACGATGAGTTTACGTCAGCTGTAGAATTAGTACCTTGAATTTTAGTAGGATATATAGTAGGAAACTTAACTTGATAATCATATAAGTATCCTATTGTAAGAGGATCATCAGTTGTTACACCTGTTTGCCAGTCTCCCGGTAAAGTAAAGTCGTCACTGTTTATAACTGTACATGTAGCATATCTACCTCTTCGTGCTGTTGCAGAATTAGTATCAATAACTACCAGTGTACCGTTAGGTGTAGTAACCTGATCTATCCAATCTGACTGATTGGTAAAAGTAGTTTTCTTAGTAGTGGCATCATAGACTCCACCTGATACAGTTGTAAAATTATCTAAATGTAATAGAAAATCAACACTATCTTGTGTAATGCTAGGCTCTGAATCAGCTTGTATTAACTGTATCTTTTGTAAAAAATGATCCTCATCTAAAAAATAGTACTCATCATCTATAATAAAATGATATATTAAAGGATTATTTAGTTTCCATTTAAACCATGCAGCTTGCACTCGTTTATCTGCTGTTTGAAAATATTTATAACCTACTACGTCATCTGATCCAGTCTTACCAAACAATACGATTGAGTTTTCTCTAGAGTTAGTTAGAAGGTCGATGTTTTTAGATAGTACAGTAGGTACAACTTTAGTGACCTCAAGCACGTTGGGCTCTCCTTCTCTAGCTACGTTTGCCATCTCATTAAATCGACTAAACTTGTTAGAGTTATCAACATAAGCTACAGTGGTACCTAGTGATATAGGAGCTATTTTTTTATTATAATTAAAAGTAGATATACTTCTTAGTTTAGCTGTATCAGGGTTTAGCACTGTGTCATCTGATGCAAGTAAAAATTGTTGGTTTGTACTGAATACAAGTAAACCAGTATTTAATTCCATACCATCAAATAGTTCTGATGGAAACATAGATGCAGCTGATATATCTATTGGGTCAGCTGTAGATACTGTAAGAGCAGTCTCGACAAAGAAGTTAGGCTCACCTAACGTACCCGGTCTGCATGTTACTACATTCTCTTCTGCTAGAAATGCTAATCTGTTACGAAAGAATAATACTTTATTTATACGTTTATCTAAAAACGATGGCATAGTATTTGTACCTGTATCACCTACAGCCCGTTCACCATACGTAAACTGTTTGACTACAAAAGTAGCTATCTCAGTGTTCGTTCCCGGATTGGCTAAGGAGTCTCTTTGTATAACCAAAGGCATATTGTGTAGCCTTCTAGGTATAGCTGATGCTGCACATTCCGCCCAAGATCCGTTACCATCTTTACCGTTTTGTCCGTTAAATTTTAAGTAGTAGTCATCTTCATCAGATATACGAGCATTTGCAATTTTAACAATATACCCGTCTTTACATTGGTTAGGTAAATCTTGTACATCATTAACAGAACTTTGCATGACTCTCATTAAGTCATCTTCAACAACATTAATATTAAAAGAAGTTGTGTCACTAAAAAAATAAATACCATTACCAATAACTTTTGTGCTTATACCAGAGATAGTGTTAGCAGCTGTTGTAAGTCCTCCAAGAATTGTATCGGCGGTCACAGCTGTATCAGCGTCAAAAGGTGTAGGTGCTGGACGTAAGAGTTTTAAGTTAGCATTTACTGATGTGCTTTCGTGGTCTTCTATTGTTATTACATAACTAGCGTTGTCATCTGGTGTTGACCCGCCGTCAGTGTTTGCTCCACCTTGTGCGGAATCAAGTGTTACTTTAACTTGATCTCCTGTAACCCAACCTTCACCACCATGTAGTAGTACAACTTCTCGCTGATAACTACATCTAAATTTATTGTTATTAGTTGGCGAAGTACCTTGCTGACCTAATATATTGAGTCTAAAGGTGAGATTATCTTTTTCACTTGTTGCTAGTACACCCAAAGTAGGTGTAAAAGTATGAGTAGCTGCACCACCTTGATCAGTAAGATTTATAACACTTGTATTAGCTAAAGCGTTAGATTCACTTGTATAAAAATATAACGAAACACCTCCGCTTACAGGTCCGTTTCTTACATAATAGGTAGTTCCTGATGTTAGGCCACCAATAACAGTAGTGCCTGTAGTGTATACGACTGCGTCTCCATCTAAAAAATTATGAGCAGATGGAAAAGTAATATATTCACTAGCTACATTAACAGCAGACGCACCACCTGTAACTGTTGCTGGTGTAAGTGCTGTACTTCTTACATACTCAGTTGTTGTTCCTGAGTAACTAGACGCAGCTGATACGGTAAATACTTGTGTACCTATACCGGGGCAGTGACCTGTATCATCTGTCTCATCTAGGTTATCAGATGTCATTTTAAGTTTTGTAGCACGGTTAAGAGTGTCGGTTGTTGCATCATTAAAGATGTCCAGACCATACTGTCTTCCGTTTTCTGAACGTAACAGTTCTAGAAATGCGTAATACTTATGAGGTGTTTGCTGTGTTAGTGGTTTAATATCTACATTTCCTGTAGCAGTTCCTGATGCTACTGGGATTGTAAAACTATTATCATTTACTTTAGTTACAATGTAATTATCGTTAGCTGGTGCTGTACCAGAAGTAGCAGTAGCAAATGTAGCATAAACTAATTCGTCTGACTCTAAGCCATGATCTGTAAATGTTATTGTAGCTATAGTTGTACTACTAGCTTGTACATATGGTGCAGTAAAGTACTCTCTGACTGTAGTATATGGAGCACGAGCAGTCGTAGAGTCTCTGTTATTAACAAATGTACTATCGTTAATAGTCAAAAACTGTAAGTTTTCTGGTGTTGATGTCTGTAAGTAGTTTTGTATAGCTGTCTGACCACCAGTACCATAGGTTATATTCTGTAAAGCTCCGGCATTGTCACCGCTAGCCTTCCAGACTCTGAGCTGTCCGTCTGCTGCTACTTGTCCTATGTATGATCCTTCTGCTTCATCACGATAGTAATGAAACCACGAACCACCACTCTGAACACTCGCTAAAGGTGTAGTACCTATACGTGCAGCTCCGGGTCTTTTATATAATCCTTTAGTAACGTCAGGTATAGCGTTTACAATCTCTGTAACCTGACCCGGAAACTTTAGGTTATCAGGCTGTTCTGATATACCTAATGAGAACTGAGGGATAGTTTGTGTTATGCCTGCCATTATCTTCTAAGGTTTCTCCAAGGTTGATAAGTTTGATAAGTTGTATTGTCTTCAAAACCAAACATGCTGTGATCTCCTTGATTACAGTCATACTCTTGTAGTGCTGCTCTCGCTAAACTAGCGTTATTACTAAGTAATCTGACTAACTGAGGGTTAGCTACTAGCTGTGTTGCAGCCATAACTGAGGCTCTGTAAGTAATAAAACGTCTAAAAATTACAGGTAAATCCTCGAAAGGATATAGTCTTACAACGTCGAGATCTAAGTCACCTGTAAATTCATCTGTATGATTGGTTTTGTCATACAATCGTCCATTACGACGTACGAGGTTAAAGGTTCTAGATGTATAATTATCATGTAAGTCTATGGATAATATATCATTACCTATAGTAATGTGCTTGCTAGCGTCTGGTGAAAACGTAACATGTTTTTCTGTGTTGTAATGCCAGCCTTCTGCCTGTGTGTCTACGTTAGCATCACGTAATAAATTATATATAAATGATATCTCTGGGTTGTCAAACACTCCATTTGCATTTAATGTAAGTGCCGTTATAGGTGATTGTCCGATAGCCCCCAGTATAGAATTGACTGCGGATAGTTCGGTATCGAGTTCGATTGTTGTGGAAGCCATAATAAAAAAAGGGAGCCGAAGCCCCCGTATAAATAAAAATCACTATTAAGTGAATGATGCGTTAGAAACAGCAGTGTTATTGAAGTTAGAAGAAACGTCAATTCCAGCTACTAATTCAACAGCAGCAGCAGGGTTTAAGAAATCTGCACCCATAGCTAGACGACCTAAGATTACGTCGCCTTGGTATACAACTGAAATGTCTCCAGATGTTACCTGTACTTGAGGACCGATTGCTTCAACTACACCGCAAGCCTCTTTCTGGAAGATTAATCCACAGCTATTAGCAAACTTCGCAGCTGTACCATAGTTGTTAATTGTCTTCTGTG